CTGCTCCGTAGTACCCGGCTGTTGCTGCTCCGTAGTCCCCGGCTGTTGCTGCTCCGCAGTCCCCGGCTGTTGCTGCTCCGTAGTCCCCGTCTGTTGCTGCTTTAGATTCTATACAAGTTGTTTTAACCTTTTCTTTGGTATATTTGATTGCTGCATTTACAACTCCAGCAATATTCAGTTGCGCACCAATGTGCATCTTTGTTGATGCAATTTTACTATCATCATCGTGTCTGCTTATATCTCCACTCTGCTCTACCTCACAATACACAGATTTTGATGGTGGATAATATTTAAAACAATCAAGTGGGTATTCGCACGCATGCATTCCGCATTCACAAGCCACGGCTTTATCTTCCTCGTAATCCTTTCCTACTTCATATTGTTTATCTTTGCAGGTCATATCCTTGTTAAAACCTTTATACGATTTTATTATTTCTTCCATGTTTCCTCCTTTAATCTTGTCATTCCTACCCCTCTCCTTTATAATTTAAGTACAGGCGTTGCCGCGCCAAGTACATAAGAAAGAAAAAGAGCTAGAAAAATAATTCATTATTCCCAGTGCAGATATGGCTTGAAAGAAAATCAAATTTATCCACACTTGATTTTTCAACTACAGTCTTTTTTGAAATTTCTTTCGCCATATCTGCTGCTAATTCAAGTTCTGCTATCGTTAATCCGTTTTCGGCTGCAACAGCAATGATTTGCATTGCAATAAATTCTACCTTTTTTAAATTCTCCACCGCTTCACCTCCTACTAAGAATTTCCCAACTGCTGAACAGCTTCTGAAAAAGCTTGCCTTACAGATTGGCACGGAGAACATTTCTTTGTGGTTTCATCTTCTTCGTAGACGTGACTAATCAGAGTACTTGTTACCCTGTCAACCTTCCCATCTTCCATAAATTCAAAATCATGCAAATCAAAAGAAATACTAACTTCTGGATTTTTGCCCGCTTCGTGAATATATGAAACAGACGAAACTCCCTTACCCATAGACTTTCCACATACTTCAAAATAAGAATGTTTTCCATCACTGACTAACCTAAACTTTGGTCCGTTCATCCATTTATGCTCCTTTTATCGTTTATAAAATTATCAAGATTCAGTTGCTCATATTCTGGAACCCTCACAATATCCGCAGGAAGCTTGATACCGTACTGCTCACAAACCATCCATGCCATTTCAACGGACTTGTAAGGGGCACTCCCATGCTTGTCCATCCTGTTAGAAAGGATTTTGATTAGGTTTGCTACTTCTCCCGGATGCTCTGTAATTGAAATCTGTTTCGATTGATTTTCCATGTCATGGAATCGGTTAATGTACCGCGCTGTGAATTCTGTTCCCTTCTGTCCGGTCATCTTGTGGGCTATGAACTCACAGCCTTTCTTCGTGACCAGGAAGCAGGGAAGGGTTTTGTTCTGCTCCGTTATGTAAGTGGATTCCTGAAAGAAATCGGTGTGGGGAATTTTCCCCTCTCCTAATTGGCTGATATAGCGCCGAATATCTTTCAGTAATTCATTGTGTTTCTTACCGCACCACTCCGCAGCTTCCATTGATGTAATGGTTGTTCTTGTTAAATCGTTCATTTTATGAGTCCTCCTTGCTTGTCTTTTTTCTCCCCCTGTCCTATACTGTATATACAGGCGTTGCCGCGCCGAGTACATAGAAAGGAGTGATTTTATGCACCGCATTTATGCTAATCTTTTAGGAAACTGGACTGACATCACATCAGATGGACTCATAGATGAAACAGAGCCAATTACATATTTCAAAGAGCAAGTTCAAGATTTATGTAAATATGACCATGTAAATATCTTTTATCAAGAAAAAACTTATCGAATCCATCCGTCAATGATTCAGATTGTCAATGAATAATTTCGTTGAGAACCATTTTCTGAATCTTCGATACATCCGTGAGTTCAAGTCGGTTTGACATGGCGTCAAATTCACGATTTACCGCCGATTCAATCGACTTCCACTCATGGTGTTTTAATCCAGAAAGAGATTCAATAATTTTTGATATATTTGTTTTTTCCAATCTACTCACCTCCTATTCTAAGAAATACTGTTGGTAGTACGCCTGGAATCCTCAAACGCTTTTATATCATCTTCACTTATACGGTACTCCCTACCAATCTTGATTGCTGATAGTTTCTTTTTTCGAATCCAATCCCATACAGTAATGACCTGTACAGCGTATCTATCAGCTACCTGTTCGCAGGTATACATTTTCGACAATTTATCACTTCCTTTCTTGCGTTTTGCATGGTTTAGCCATATAATCAGATAAAAACGAGGTTTACCATATGGCTATTGATGTAAGTACAATTCATATTTCTTTTTGCGATAAAATTGCATTGACCCATATCAGAATCAGAAAACGGGTTCGTATAATTGATATAGATTCTCACAAGCATTACAAAGTTCTCGTCAAAAAATCTTTAATTGAAAACATCCTAACCGAAAACGGACGCCCACGTCCTACGGAATACTACAGAGTTCATAGCATTGGATATGAGTACATCAATTATCATTCGGAACATAGGTTTGATTCTGTACTTTGTCCTATAATTGTGACCATCCTAACCAATATAGTAATAAACGTATTACAATGGTTGTCACAGCAGCTATGACCGAGGTTTGTATGCACTCTTTCCGCTGTTCTCTGCTCATATTCCTGTAATGCTCAATAATTTTTTTGAATATTAGCCTCACCTCCTAAATAATACTTGCGTTTACTTCGGTTTAGTGATATACTAAGTTTACCAGACGAGGTACATCACCAAACCGAATATCCTCTTTGTGATTTACTGTGTTATACCGAGGTATAAACATACTATACCACCATATGCCACAGTAGTCAATAGTTTTTATTGCGTTTTGACGATGTATTTTTAAAATACAATGAGAGGTGGTTTTATGTACGAAATATTTGAAAAATTACTAGATGCACACGGCATGACAATTTATAAATTTTGTAAAGAAACAGGCGTATCAGAATCTACTATATACACATGGAAAAAGAAAAGAACTAAATGTAACCCAAAACTCCAAAAAATTGTATGTGACTATTTTAAAATTACAGCTGACTACCTTATGAATGGAGAAGAAAAAGAGGATAGTCCAAAGTATTACTTAAACGAAGAGACTGCCGCTATTGCTCAGGATATTTTTGAAAATAGGGAATTGAGATTATTATTTGATGCTGCTAAAGATGCAGAGCCGGAAGATTTAGAAACTGTTCATAGTATGCTTTTAGCTTTGAAAAGAAAGGAACGAGGCAATGTCGATTGACTACAACGTCCAATTGATTAGCTTTCCATCTGGAAAAATACATGAAGCCGTAACGCCTAATGAGGATGGAACCGTTACTATATTTTTAGATAAAAATGCAACCACGGAATCTCAAAGGCAAAGATTCTGGCATGTTATGAGGCACTTAGAAGGAAATGATTTTGAAAAAGATGATGTACAAGATATTGAATCGAGGGCACATGGATGAATGTCTTTGATACGTTATTAAACAAATTCAAACTTAGAAATACTAAGGAGGTGAAAAGCGATATGCATAATATCCCCCATATAGCTCCATATATCAGTAGTGAAAATTATCCCCAAAATAATGGGACTATTATTCTTTCACAAATATCTTCATTACCTCGCTATTATACTATAAATGGAAAAAAATATGACCTTGATAACCCTGAAGATATCTATAAATTGCCCGTTTTTCGTAATATTATAGAAATTAATGGGGTTGAGTACGGTATGGATTCCATTTTGAGAAAACACGCTATGGAAGCGTACGTTAATAATAAAGCTATTTATAATGCCGCTGTAGAAAAGGAAGAAGAATACAGAGATGCTGGAATACATTTTACAACTTCAGAAGAAAAAACAAAAGAAGAACAACGGGCTATTGTTTTAAAAGAAAGAGAGCAAGAAAATCAAGAATTTTTGAATTTACATAACTCTTTTAAAATTTGTGATATGTATCAGTTCACAGAAATTCCCTTTGAATGGAAATGGGTAATGGAACTTAATCATACTAATGGAATAGCATGGTTTATATTAAATAAAAATAACCAGTATATAGCTTTATCTGCTATTAATTACATCAATTCTATTATAGAGGAATCGTACTCTTATACACATTTTGATGAATCATTATATACATGTACTGAAAATATAGATTTCTTTTATCCTGTTCCTATGGAAAAAGACAGTATAGCAAATACATATGTTGAATGTATTCCTTATACGAAAACTGGGCGAATTTCAAAATATCCAGCAATATTACATTTTAGAGAACAACCAGAAAAACATATTTATAATGGTTCTACTTTATACGTTTATAAGGTATTTGGTTCCATTTATTTTCTTGCTGATGGGAATATAGGAAAAGCAAATTTATCTATTCAAGACTATTGGATTCAAATTAGGCTAAATGGACTTCGCCTGATTGTGCAAAGAATAGGAAAAAATACTCCAAACGGAAACGTAGATATATATCGAAAAAAAATATGATTTTGAGATTTCTAAAATTAGTACCAAAGTTTTTGTAGAAGTTTATAATTTTGATTAATTCGCTAAAAGCGTTTTAATAAAATAATATAAAAGTGGAGGAAAAATCATGAAATGCCCCAAATGTGGAAGCGAAGAAATGGAAGTTATAAGTGATGTTCAAGGAAAAGGTGCCAGTTTCTGGAAATTATGTTTTTGTGGCCTTTTAGGTTTATGTGGAACAGGAAAGACTACAACAACTCACTATTGGGTTTGCAAAAAATGTGGATATAAATTTAAAATGTAATGAATAAAAAGGATAAACTCTGGATAAAGACCATGGAACTATTCTCAAAATATTGGGGATGCCATCAAATACCAGAAAGAAGTTTTTTCTTTAAAGGCTATCAATTTCCGGTTTGCGCCAGATGTACCGGAATGATTATAGGTTATTTATCAGCATTTATAATCACTCCATTTATAACTTTGAACATATTTGTATTGCCTTTTCTTTGTGTTCCATTAGTAATTGATGGAGTAGTACAGTATAAAACAAAATATCTGTCAGACAATTTTAAAAGAATTATTTCCGGGTTTCTTTATGGTTTTGGCTTAATCGGAACCATTATTGAGTTTGTAAAGTTAATTCTAAAATAACGGTCCCTGTGCCAACAGGAACCCCACCTTGACAATATAATATACTTACCCGGGCAGCTGGTAGGGCGGCTGTGGCACCCGTCCTGAGTCTTGACAGGAGGGGATGCTTATGAGTACATATGAGGAATTGCAGTTAATTACATCCGTGGCATTACTAATCGTTGCAATCCTGACTTACACACATAAGAAATAGCCGCCCTGCTCTCTGGTAAAGATTAGGCGGCTATTTCTTGGCTAAATGTTTTTGCCAGGGCGGGGAGCCTTAACCTCCCTTACTGGCTGTCTTGTTAAGTATATTATATATCAAACACGGAAATTTTTCAATAACAAAATGAACCGGCCCCTGCGCCAACAGGAACCGGCTTACATACCCGAAGATATGCACTATAATTCGCACCTATATTGTACCATCTTCGGGGCGGCTTTGCAAGATATTTGCGGAGCTGTATTTTTTATACCTATTTTTAGGGAAATCAATTGAAGGAGGAAAGAGAAATGACTACAAAAGCCCCGAAAAAGAAAAAAGGAGAACTACCATCCAAAAATATCCGTGTACAATTATACTTATATACGGATGAGAAAGGTAAACGGCATTACAAAAGTTTTGTTGCCCCATCACGCAAAATCGCACAAGAAATGGCTGCCAGATGGAAATTAGATATGAAAGATAAGCCCATAGAACAATACAACGTACCGGAAGAGGACGAAGAAGAAGATATTACAGTCAGTGATGCTATTGAACGCTATTTAAGCGCCAAGAGCGGTGTTTTAAGCCCTTCTACGCTTAGAGGGTACACTGGTCTACAAAGACAGTATTTCGGCGGCGCATTTGGCCAAAAAAAGCTTTCAGAACTGACAAGTCCATCTGTGCAAATATGGGTAAGTAATTTAGCTGCAAAAAAACTATCTCCAAAGACGGTAAGAAATGCCTATGGTCTGTTATCTCCAACACTGGAAATGTTTGCACCCGAATTAACTTTAAACGTTAAGCTGCCTCAAAAAAAACGTCCTAACTTATATTGCCCCAATGACAATGATATTAAAAAGCTGCTGGAGGCAATCAAAAGTACTGATTTAGAAATAGCTGTATTACTAGCAGCCTTTGGACCACTTAGGCGTGGAGAAATAAGCGCCCTAACCGACAAGAACGTGGACGGAAAGATAATCCATGTAAGAGACAATATGGTCAAGGGGCCAGATAATCAATGGTACATTAAACAGCCTAAGACGGATGATAGCACACGGGATGTAGAAATGCCAGCATTTGTAATTGACCGGATATCTGGAAAAAAAGGAAAATTGGTTGACATGAACCCGGATTATATCACACACCGATTCGGACGAGTACTCAAAAAGATTGATATACCACACTTCCGCTTTCACGACCTACGGCATTATGCTGCATCCATTATGCACGCTATAGGAATACCGGACCAATATATTTTGCAGCGGGGAGGATGGGCCAGCGATAATATAATGAAAACCGTATACAGAAATGCAATTGACTCTGAAACCGTCCGGCAAAATAAAAAAATTAATAAGCACTTTGAAAAATTGAACAGCATGTAATAAAACGGCATATTTTTCGTGTTGCATCGTGTTGCATATATCATAAAAAATATAATATAATCCTCCGTAATAGGCAGAGGAAATGATGTTTAAAAACATGAAAAAACCTTGTAAATACGTTGTTTTTCCCGTATCTACAAGGTTTTATGGAAAAGCTGCTGACGGGAATCGGACCCGTGACCTCCGCACTACCAATGCGACGCTCTACCGACTGAGCCACAGCAGCTTATTCTGTTTTGGTACGCTCTCGCGAACCTTGTATATATTATCATGGCCGCATGGTTTTGTCAACAATAATTTTCAAATTTTTTAAACAATTCACCAACGGCTCTTTCTTACCTTCTCTTTCTTACCTTCTATCCCCGCCCACGCAAACCGCTGCTCCCGCAAGCCTTCCCGGCAATCGTGAGCAGCAGTCTGTACGGCGGCTTCCCAAAAGATTCTAAAAACCGAATCCTCAATCAATTCTTTTCCAAATATCAGAAAATACCATCATACCCTTCCCGCAGCGTATCACAGGAGCGGCCCAGCTTCTCCAGCTCCTCCGGTGTCAGGGACAGGGGCAGGACCCTCTGTACACCGTTCTGGTTGATAATACAGGGAACGCCGGCAAATACGTCCATCTGACCGTACTCTCCCCGCAGCATGGCGGATACGGTAAGTACGCTGTGCTCATCCCCCAGAATGGCCTTGGTTATTCTGGTAAGGGCCATGCCAATGCCATAATAAGTGGCACTCTTGGCCTCTATGATTTTGTAAGCGGCCGTGCGGACCTCTTCCTCGATTTCATCAAACCGCTGCCGGCATACCGCTTCCCCGTTTTCCCCGCACAGTTCCAGTATGGGCTTGGTGGCCAGCAGCGCCTGGCTCCACGGCACAAACTCGCTGTCTCCATGCTCTCCCATGACATAGGCATGGACATTTCTGGGATCCGCCTTCAGATAATCGCCTAACAGGTATCTGAGCCTGGCTGTGTCCAGGGCTGTTCCCGTTCCCAGTACCCGTCTCGGATTAAAGCCTGACAGGGTACAGGTTATCCTGGTCATGATATCAACCGGATTGGTTGCCACCAGAAACAGGCCGTTAAAGCCCGATGAGGTAACCGGCTCAATGATGGAGCGGAATACCTCAGCATTCCTTTTCAGAAGATCCAGCCGGGTTTCACCCTGCTTCTGGGCCACGCCGGCACATATGACCACAATATCCGCGTCACTGCAGTCGTCGTACTCCCCTGCATATATTGTCATGCTGGAATTGGCAAATGCCAGGCCATGGTTTAAATCCATCGCCTCCCCCTCGGCCCTCTTTTTATTTACATCAATGAGCACCAGCTCATCACACACCGATTGATTCAGAAGACAATAGGCATAGCTCATGCCCACCATTCCAGTTCCTACGATTACCACTTTCCTCTTATCTGCTCTCACGTGCTGCTCCTTTCCCACCGTCCCGGTCTGCTGTTCATAACCTTAGTATATCTGGAAAACCTGCGTCTTATTCCGGCAGGATTCCCAGTTGGTTTTTCCAGAACCTCCGGCAGGTCCGGCGGCTACCTGGCCAGTTTCTTTTCCATGAGCTCGCTGTTGCTGCTGTAAGCTATCGCATTTTCACGTGAAATCACCCCGTCACGGTATAATTTAATAAGGCTGTTGTCCATGGATATCATGCCTTCCTCCTGGGAGGTGGCAATGATTCCGTCTATCTGGTGAATCTTGGATTCCCGTATCATATTGCGGATTGCATTGTTTAAAAACATAATTTCAAAGGCAGGCTGCACCCCGCCGTCCACAGTGGGTATGAGCTGCTGGGATATAACCGCATCCAGCACCATGGCCAGCTGGGTCCTTATCTGCTG